CATCATAGCACTAAACGCTAAGGCTGTCATATTAGTTGCAGCCGCCGCATCCGCACGATTAGCTTCATTGGTTGCTGCAGTATCTATAGTGGCAACTGTTTGATACCACGACGCATTAGCTTGCTCAATTATAAGCTGGTTACTAGCATTGAATCTTTCACGCTCATCTACCATCTTCTTATTGAACTGCTCAATAGCGTTTGTTTCACCAGCATTAAACCTATTCTGAGCATTAGCTTGTTCAGAGTTAAACATACTAAGTGATGAACTTAGATTATCATAGAACTGGTCAACCTGTATCTGATTAGATGCGTTAAACTGTTTAGCCGCATTTTCAGCCGCTTGGTCAGACAACAAAGCATTAGCACGTTGTTGGGCCTTAAATACGTTAGTCTGTTGCTCATTCTCTAAGTTCTGCATATCCATCTGTAGAAATGCATTAGCTTGCTGTATAGCCGCCTGTTGACGGTTGTTTAAATTAGCTGTGTCCATCTGAGTCATTGCTGCAGCATCAGACAACACCTTAGCATTAGCTGCATTTAAGTTAGCTAGATCTACTGACTGAGCTAAACGAGCATTCTCTAAAGCAATCTGTTGCTCTGCAGTAAAGTTCATATTAGCTATATCAGAGATCTTAGCTGCATTAGCTACACGAGTCTGAAACTCTTGGTTAAACTCTAAGTTGAGGAACTCAGCACGTTGCTGTGCAGCAAACATAGCAGACTGTTGCTTGTTAGATAAATTCTGTAACTCAAAGCTTGCTGCAGTCTTAGCATCCTGAGAAGCTATAGGAATAGCGCTCTCCATTGCCGCCTGTACAACAGCCATACCCGCCATACTAGAGGAGCTAAGACCTCTAGCCGCTAGTGCCGCTGATGCCGCTCTCATAGCCCCCGCAGCCCAAGCTGGTGGGTTCTTACCTTCAAAGTCTTCCATAAGACCGCTTAACTGGCCTTGGACTGTAGCATCAGAAGAGGGTGCGCCTGTAGCCGCCTCAAAGCTTGTCTCTTCCTTTACACGATCCATATCGACAGAAGATCCTGAGATCATCTCACCGTCTTCTACCTTACGTTTATCAGGTGCCTTAACTGTTTGTGCGGCTGTAATCTGTGCTGCAGTTAAACCTAGTTGAGCTAACTCATCAGGGTTCATAGTCGCAGCTTTAGCTAGAGCCTCGTCACTAGGTAGCCCAGTTGCTGCAGTTAAGGAATCTAAAGTTTTCTGAACCTCATCTGTAACTGTAACGGCTTCAACTGTAGGGGCGGGTTTCTTTTCTGGGGCTACTACGTCTGCTTCTGTTTCTGCAGTTGTTGCAGTTGCCTTCTCAGCATCTCCAACCTCACCAGTGCCCTCAGCAATGGTTTGTTTATCATCTGTAACTATCTTCTCTACGTCTGTTTTAGTAGTTAAAGACTCAGGATCATTTATGGCTGCAGATGTCATCTCCACATTAGAGGGCATCTCAGTAGTTTTAAATGAAGTCTCTGCACCTTGAAGAGCTTCTTGGGCATTTCTTAACCTAGTCTCAGCCTCAGTAACCTTTGTTACTAGAGATGCATCGTCTGGGTTAGCTGATTGAGCATCTCTAGCGGCCTGTAAAGCTTCTTGAGCATCAGCTACACGTTTCTGTGCGGCATCTAGTTTAGCTTGTCCACCCTCATTGAAACCTTTTACGTACATACCATTATTAGCTTTTACTGGTTGAGGGTTTAAAACACGCATAGCTTGCTCTGTTGCGTTACCTAGTTTAGCTTGATAAGCAGGATTAGATGCAATAACTCTACGTTGTTCATCACCTTGCATACCAGCTAACTCAGGCACAATCTTGCCTCTCTGCTCTGGTGTAAATCCTAAGAAACGTTTTGCCATCTATTTTTCCTTACTTGCCTACTTGCATCCATACGGCAGTAGCTATGAATGTCAGTACTGCAACTGTTCCTAATTGTACTAAAGTTTTCCAAATACTTTTCTTTGTGTCTCTCCAAGAGTCCAACAAACTACGTAGCTCTTTAATGTCACTAGCTGCATCCATATCAGATAAGCCTAAATCACACAAGGCTTGTCTAGCGCCCTTCTTAGCAGCTCTGTCAAGCATTTCTTCTAACTGTTCTGGTGTAAAGTCAGACATTATAAGTTTACCGTATATGTTCCGGGGTTAGTATAAGTGTAAGTTGACCCACCTACAGTAATAGAAACTCTTCCACCAGCACCATTAGCACCAGTTGTACCACCGTTGGGATCAACACCACCAGTACCTTTAGCGCCTACTACAATAGTTAATACTGATCCTGTATAGATATTAACTGAGGAAGTACCTTGGTTTCTGTCTGCCGCAGAACCCCCAGCACCAGCGGGGTCTGTGTTGTATACTGAACCAAAGAAGTTTGTTTGTCTACGGCCTCCACCGCCACCGCCACCTGCGCCATACGATGTTGCAGGAGCAGCAAATCCGTTTTGTTGCTTATTGGAGTCAGCGCCACCAGCACCAAATGCACTAGCCTCACCACTACTATCACCGCTATGGTTGAGAGAGCTTGCAGCGCCACCTGCGCCACCAGTAGAAGTTCTTCCTAAAATAGTTGCACCTGAGTGAGTAATAGTAAAAGTACTGTTACCGCCATTACCACCATCAACTTGACCACCAGTACCAGCGCCATTATTCATACCGCCACCGCCGCCGCCACCACCGCCGATTACATCGAAGGAGACAGACTCAACCGAGTCACTACCATACCATTCAGAAAAGTCCATATCTGTTGCAGAACCTTTACTAATTAAACCTCTTATATCAGAATCATTAAGTGAAACAGTAGTTCCACTTACACCTGACCCAGCTGCCTCTACGTGCATCTGGTTAAGAGAGATAGCTCCTGATGAAGGTAATGCCATTACTTAGTCCTTTAAGGTGTTAGAGCGCCATAAGCAGTTATATTACCTTCTACAGTAAGGTTACCATTAGCATCTAGTTGCATCCTACAGGTGCCACCAGTAAGAAATTTTAAAGTAGTTCCTGACTGTTCAATTTCCCAAGTGCCTAAGTCAAGTTTAGAGGCTTGTACGGTTGAATTAGGATCAGTGGAAAAAGCACCAGTAGAACTATTATAAGATATACCGCCACTAGCTGATAAAGCCTCTCTAGCTGGAGTTGCAACTCTCGCGTCTGTAAAGTAAAGATTACTATCGCCTTCAGTAATTGAATCTGTATCGTGATTACTTACATCACTAACCGTTCCAGTTACATCTCCAGTCAAATCTCCTTCGAAAGTAGAGGCGACAACAGTACCTGCAGTACCAGTAAAAACTTCACTACTGTTTGTTGCATCTGGTATAAAGGTAAATTTACCTGAACTATCATCGAAACCAAAGAAACCTAGTTTAGCAGCGGTTCCATTATGCCATTTAAACTCAATACCACGATCTTTGTTATCATCTGCGGCAGGTGCGGTATCCCCACCTAGTGTGAAAATAGGATCATCTACAGTTACAGTTGTACTATTTACTGTTGTTGTAGTACCACCTACAGTAAGATCACCGTCTACTGTGAGATTATTAAAAGTAACATCATCAGTTGTAGCAACTTCTTGACCAATAGAAATCTCTCCGCTAGAGATAGATACACCAGTTCCACCACTAAGACCACTTTGAAGCTCAGTAGTAGTTGGCCCTGTGTAGCTGATAACGCCCGTAGTACTATTATAAGCTATGTCACCTTGACCGCTAACTTTAGTAACAGAGATAGCACTTTTTGCTGCACTGTCTGCTCTAGTAGACGTATAGTAAAGATTACTAGTACCTTCTGTTAAATCATCAGTGTCGTGATTAGACAGACTTGTGACTTGTCCTGTTAAAGTCGCTGGAACAGCCGCTTGCGTTACGTTACCGTTTGAGTCTGTTTCCTCTACAACCCCGTTATTAAGGATAATTGCTCCAGAGGAGTTTAATACGTCACCCTTTACGTTACCTGTTAGTAATCCTGAGAAACCACCGTTACCTGTTACTGTACCTGTAAAAGTAGATGGGGGAGTTACAGTAAACGAACCAGTATTAGTAGCATTGCTAAAAGATACATTACCAACAACAGTTAAGTTGTTATCTAAAGTTGCAACACCTGTTACATCTAGAGTACCTTGAAAATCAGCATTAGCACCAGTAAACTGAAGCGCATCTGTAGTACCAGACTTAATTGTCATATTGCCAGATACATTGTTTAGGCTACCAAAGTCAACACCAGCATCTTTTAAAAGAATGTTACCACCAGCTACATCTACAGTCATATCTCCAGCGACATCTACAAGAAGATCACCTGATGAAACATCTATCTCGTTATCTGTAAGGGTCATATAACCACTAGTACCAGCTACTACAGTATTTCCATCAAGAGTATCCGCTGAAACAGTAGAACCAAATCTACCATTTTTAAACCTAGCGCTAGACGTTGAACCACCAAGATCTATAGTATTATCACCATTAGGTAAAACTTGAGTTGCATTTACTGTAATCTGACCTGCAGGGCCAACCTTTTCAATAGGCGCTCCTGAGTCAGAAGAACTAGGATCGTGGTTGTGACCAGATGAACCACTGAAAGCACTTTGAACAGCATTAAACTCAGCATTAAGGTCATCAGCGTCAATAACCTCATTGTTAGCTATCTGACCTGTAGTATCTTGTCTTGTATATCCTGCCATTTTAGTTTGTCCTTACTGTCTTTCGTTAGTTCTAAATTCTAACACTGCAGTGTCTAATTTAAACGTTGGATTAGTAGAGTTATCTTCGTACTTAAGTGAGACTGTCTTACCACTACCTAATGTAAAAGTTTCATAAACCCTATCAGCAAAACTGCCATAAGTAGATACACTGTATACTGAAGTAGGGGCACCATATAAAGCCGCTGTTCCTGAAGAACTCTGAAGTGTTGCTGTAGGCGGGTCAATAGTAGTACCCCTAGTTTGACCATCAAAGTCATACGACATATTCATATCTAGACTAAGTGTGGCAGTTGGCTCAACATAAGTTGTAACCCTGTAAAAAGTTTTTCGTACTTGAGGATCTTGAATAGGCATATAAGGGGATTCGTAAACACACCTTATGTTTTCAGAATCAAAACTAGAACCAAACTCCATCTTATAAACATAACCAGAATCATTAGCAAAAACGACAGTTTCAGAGTTTCCTGTAATAAGGCTATCAGAAACGTTTACTTTCATACCCACTAGAGTTGCCCAAGCTATAGAGTCTGCACCTTGAGCAGAAAATTTTGTAGCAAGTAGCCCAGAGGATACGTCTGAGGGAGTGCTTGCGTTGTAAGCGAACACCCTATACTGAGCCTTCTCTCTTACAACCACAGAAGAAAAACTACTAGCGACCTTTAAAAAACTCTCTGTATCTTTCTTGATAGGGGCAGATGCAACAGCTAAAGCAAAGTCACCAATTCTATCAGTAGCAGATAGTAACCTAATACCATCAGAAGATAGGTACATAACATCCCCACCTACCTCTTGAATAGTTTCTTTAGATATACACCCAATACCTAAAGCTATAGGAGCTAATTGAAAATCAGCTTCACTATTCCCTACTAACTTGAATATAGAGGACTTAGTAAAGATTATAAGCTGATCTCTAAATACTTTAAGACCTTCTACATCAGAACCTACATTTATAACACCCGCACCACTAGCAGTACTAAAATTAGTCTCATCAAAAGGTACACTAAATACTACCTTATCACCATTAGCATAAAAAATATGATTCTTAAAGTTTTCTACATCAGAAGCTGTTGCAATGTCTGCAGAGTTAGAAGAAGATAGAAAAGTAAAAGTATTATCTGTATCATTATATACGGCGGGAAAGTTAACACCGTCTACTAATATAGTTTTCTTTTTACCACCAAAGACAACATCAACAAATCTAACCCTTTGTCCTAAAGAAGCAGCGGTTCCTTTTAAAGTCCACCCACTACCTTGACTTTCATAATACTTTGTAACACCACCATCAGCCCTAGCCGCTAGAACAAACCCCGGCCCTAAAACTTTTGAAAGAAGTACATCTCCTGACCCCGGTAAAACTGAGTTGGAAAACTTAGCAAAACCCTTTACTTTAGAGTACCCCCCACTTGTAGAGGGTTCAAGGTTCTGTAGAACAGCAGCTGAACCTACAGCGTTTACACCTTGTTGAAGAGGGCTTAGGTTTGAAATAAGACCCCCTCTAAACTCTATAGGAAATGTTTGATACTGTATAGCCATTAGTAATGTACTCTAGTGTCTCTTACATAGTTTGTTCTATTTATAAAAGTACTTCGTAGATGCTTTATACCCATAAGAAACTTTTGCTGTAAAGCATTCGCTGCTTGCATATCACCTTTAAACATAAACAAGTAGTACATAGCCCCATCTACAATAACGTGTCTAAAATACTCTGGTAAAGCAGGAACGTCTGTATTTTTAACTAAGTCTACAGGCAGTCTATAATACTCGTAAAAGATAGTGTAAGCCTTGTCTGGAGCAGGTACTAGTCCGTATTCCCTACTAGGAGTTTGAAACACATAACGGGGCATACCTTTTAACTCAGAGTTATACTCGTAATCTGCGTATTTGTCAAGGTATTCTTCGTATGAAATCAATTTTAATTTAACTGTTTCATTACCTAATGTAGTACTTCTAGCTATTCTAAAGCTATCCCAGTCAATAGTCTTAGCATCCCCGGGTGTGGAGTATCTAACAATGCTCTCTGTAAGTGTCTCTTCTTCCTCAGAGTGATTAAAAGGCCACTCATATTCGTGTTGATTTATAAAATTAATAGAAGAGTTAACAGAGTCTTTAATAGCAGAATAGTAACCAGTAACTGTATTAAAGTTATCTGTCGTAAGCTCTACCTCATTAGACCTTCTGTTTATGTCGTTAACTATGCCTAAAAAGTCGTATGCCATATCACTGTTCCCGCATTCTTATTTTGATAGATCTTTCTACAGTATTAGCTAAGTTGTTAGTTATACGACAGGTAAACTTGTAGTCAACATTGTTTAAACCAGCGCTAATGTATATTGTCGCAACTGTGTCTGTATTAGTCGTAGCTGTGATAGTTATGTTGTTAAGAGTTTGCCCAGCCGTAATCTCTTGCATAACACCGTTAGCATCTCTAAGGAACCAAGCCACGCTTGATATTGTTTTATTACCTAGAAACCGTGACCAATCTACACTATAGTCAAGTGTTTCATCTGGGTCTTTGTTGGGCCACCTAAACGCCATTTTATAATCCTTTACTTAAGTAATGTAATGTAGACATACCTATCAAAAGGTGTTGTGTCTTTCTCTACAAACACTGTTCTGAGTTCTTCTACTATAACAACAGTTCTTTCTTTTGGTGTACTTGACATTAAGCAGCCCTCGACACATAAACAGTTCTTGCTCTGTCATAAGAGTTCTTAAACTGCTCAAAGTTAAACCCGTCTGTAGATAAAGTTAAAGAACCTTTACTTACAGTGACTAAGGGTAGAGTACTTAGTTGTACAGATGTGTTTATTACACCTTTTACTTCATCAGACGCATTGAAAGCAAAGCTTGCAGAGGGTAATACCTTTACAACATTTATAACTAGTAAGCCAGTTACAGAAGAAGAAGAAACTCCAGAAGGACTTGCCTCGCCTGTAAAGGCTTGTTCAATACTAAACGCTGTAGTAGAACTTACGCCTGTAATGACAGCAATAGAATTTATATCAAGCGTAGGCGCAACTTGTGAAGTAGTGGACACAGAGCTAATAGCAACACTGCTATTATGAGAAGTAGTGAGAGAACCTACTTGTAGTGAACCAACTACACCCTGTAAAGGCTCTTGACTAGAACCAGATAAGTTGTTAGTAGACACTGAAACTGATACAGAGGTTATAGGTACAGAAATACCTACAGAAGCCTGACCTACAGATACCTGAGAAGATACAGATAATGCTGGGGGTATAATTTCATCTATGTCAACTATTAATTCGGAAATCTGTGACGCAGAGGTTGACGTTGGTAAGGTTAC